CTAATTTTATTGATCGTTGTGTTACATTTAATTATTTAGAAAACCTTTGGTATACAAATTCATTAGCTCGTACAACATGGTTAGACAGAGGTGTGTATCAAGTTCCTTATGCTACAGAGTATGAGCCTACATCTTTAGGTACAGTGCCTACTGTTCTTGGTTTAACAGATGGTGCGTCTCTTATTTATTCTCATGAAGATGGCAACAATGATGACGTTAACCCTATTGAATGTTTCTTACAATCAGGTGATTTTGATATACAAGACGGAGAAGACATGTTGTCTATTAGTAGATTTATACCTGACTTTAAAGAACAAAAAGGCAGTGCAGATGTATTGTTAAGTTTTAAAGACTACTCACAAACTACAACTACAACAGCGTTGTCGGCAACATTAGCTTCTACTTCACCAACAGGTTCTGTCATAGAATTAAAAGACTCAAATGAATTTCCAACATCAGGTACAGTATTGATTGGTACAGAATTAATTACATATACAGACAATAACAAAACAACAAATGAACTAGGTGGCACTATAACTAGAGGCACAAATGGAACGTCAGCTGTTGGTCATGCTAGTAATAGAAAAGTTACCAACTATTCTAATGTTAGAATTAACGCTTCTACTGTAACCCCTACGACTACAAAAATTGACACACGTGGTCGTGGTCGACAAGCAAATATGGTGATATCTAGTAGTGCTGTTAATGATAAATGGAGATTTGGTACATTGCGATTAGATGTAAAACCAGATGGAGGTCGATAATGGCTAAGATAATAGTAGGTAGACTACCACAAGCAACAACAGAATACGAGCGATCACAGTTTGACACATTAATTCGTGAGCTAGAACAAATTGTAACACAATTAAATTTTAGTTATGAACAACAAACAAAAGACGAAACACTAGCAAGGAGTTGGTACATTGGCTGATACATTTTTATTAAAACCTGTTGACCTAACAACAACAGACGCAACCACAATATACACTGTGCCAACAACAGACGACACAACTGTGCCTGCTACAGAGTCAACTACAGCTATTATAAAATCAATACGCGTGGCCAACGACTCGGGGAGCGATGATACTGTAACGTTGACCGTGACTAGAGGTTCTGCTGTATTTGCTGTTGAAACAGTAAAAGCAGTTGCAGCTAACATAGCTATAGAAGTATTGACTGTGCCGTTAGTAGCTAACGAAGGCGACATAATAAAAGCTACAGCAGCAACAGCTAACAGACTACATGTACTATTATCAGTATTAGAGATTACATAATGAAGTTGATTAAAGAGGGTAAGCCTCTATCATATACAACTGTAAATGGTCAAGAAATACCTGTAATACAACCTGAAGTTTATCAGAGAATTTATTGCAAAAATTGCGAGAATGAGGTAGATTCAGAGGAACAAGCAATCGGTAACTGTTCGGGCTGCAATAGCCCTTGGTCCGAGGTCCTTGTCAAAGACATAACGGTACGTGTTTTAGAAATGCCGCCAATAGGAGCTGAGTCAGGAGACTAGGCTAACAAGTTTAACCACCTTGCGTAAAATATGGATGACATAAATGACATACTAGACGTTATCGATTTGTACAAAGATGACTATCCGATATGGCAGAACAATAAAGTCAAAGAAATATTTTACCACATATACCCATCATTAATGTTAGGACAATGTAAAGTCCACAAAGACGAAGACGGAGTATATGGTTATAGAAACTGGGCATTCTTGAGTAAAGAAGCCGAGCAAAGATTTTTAGAAACTAGAGAGATTGGTTTCAATGATTGGCAAAGTGGAGAAAATCTATGGGTCATTGATTCTATCTTTAAAAGGAAACATAACGAGGCTATGCTATACTACAGAACTTTCTTCACACATCTATTAGGCATTGGTAAACCAGTCCAATGGTTGAGGTTAGCACCTAACGGTTTAATACGTAGTCACGTCAAGCTTACAACTAGAGAGTATCATCTGTAATGGGTTCATTAAAAAAAGCAGTAAAGAAAATAGCTAAGCCAGAAATACTTCTGCCTATCGCTTTGATGGCAGCGACTGGTGGGCTAGGTGGTATCGCTGGAGCAGGTAAAGCAAAATTATTAGGAACAGCAGCTAAAGGAGCATCTGCAGCAGCAGCTCCTGGTAGTTTAATGGGTTCTGGTATGATGGCGCAAGCAATGGGTGGAGGAGCCGCCGCCGCAACTAAAGGTTTACTTGGAGCAGGTGGTAAACTTGCGCTAGGTAAGGGCACTTTAGGTAAAGGTATAATGTATGGTTTAAAAAACCCTCTTACTAAAAAAGGTCTAGCTACTTATGGAACCGGAGCAGGACTACTTGGTTTGATGATGGGCAAAGATAAAACAGAAGCACAAAAGAATTTAAATACTGATCCACAAGCTGTCTATGACATGGGACGTTTGATGAATAAACAAATGGGCGGTGCATATACAGACGAAGAATTAAACACTTACATGGCGCCATTACTATCACAGTATGGTGGTAAGTATCAGATAGCTGATAAAGCACCTGAAAGAAAAAGAAGAATGATGTACCCAGGATTAAATTATTCTGGACTGACTAGATATGCTGCTGATGGTGGTCGTATACACGCAAACAACGGTCTATTTGTAGATCCTGAAATGGATGCAGATGGAAACCAAGTTCCAAGAGACCCTAGAGAAATGGGTATTGGTAGTATGGCTATGGAAGCAATTGGTAATTTAATTCGTGGCGCTGAAATTGATGATGACGGTTATTCTTTTCCAAGACGACCAAACAAACTTAGAAAAAAAGTATATGATATGCTAGGTTTTGATGCATCAAACTATCCAGGTTTTGATGACTTAACAGAAATTTATGGTGCTGAAGAAATGGATTCATTTGCGTACGGTGGCAGCGTTCCACAAACAAATAATATTCCACAAGGTATGCAAATAGATGGTCGCGGTGGCGGTTTTATACCTATGGGTGCACAAGAAAAACATGATGATGTGCCAGCAATGCTAGCAAAGAATGAATTTGTAATGACTTCTGATGCAGTTAAAGCAGCAGGTGGCGGTAGCGTAAACAAAGGTGCACAAGCAATGTACGATTTAATGCACAATTTGGAGTCTAAAGTATAATGGGATCTAGTAAACAACCACAACAGCAACAAGGCACACAAACCCAACAACAGTTATCATCACCATCAATTGAAGCTGGTCTAGCTTTATACATGCCACAACTTATGGGGATGTTGTCAGGTAACATTGACACAGATTCTTTTGCACCAAAAGTTGCAGGACAAAATCAATTACAACAAGCAGCGATCGTATCTGCTTTAAAGGGTCAAGGATATAATTATGACCCAGCGACAGGCCAGGTCACCGGATCGGGGATCGGGGCTTATCAACCATTCTTAGATGCAGCTGGACAAGCTGCAGGACAAATTCAAGGTGCTGGAGCAGGCGCACTTAATCAAGCACAAAATGCAATGAATCAATCACAAGCATTGACGCAAGGATTATACGCAAGTAAAGCGGCTTCACCATTTATGACTAAGGCTAGCACTGCAGCAGACGCTGCACAAGCTGCAGCAGCTGCTGGCCAAGGCGCAGGTGATCCATACTTGCAAGCAGCTCAAGGATTTACTGGAGCTGGAGCTTACAAACAATTTATGTCACCATACCAGCAAGAAGTTATCGATGCTACAATGGCTGATTACCAACAACAACTTGGTCAACAACAAGCACAATTTGGATCAAGTGCAGGATCAGCATTTGGTGGTAGTCGTGCAGCGGTAGCACAAGCAGAACTTGCAGGTCAGGGCGCACGAGGCATGGCAGGAACATTAGCTGGATTAAGACAACAAGGTTTTGGACAAGCAAATCAATTAGCTAATCAAGCTTACCAACAACAAATGGGTATGGGTTCTCAAGCTATGCAACAAGCAGCACAGAATCAACAAATGTATGGAACTGCTGCTGGATTACAATCAGGACTAGGACAACAAGCATTAGGAATAGCACAAGCTGATATTGGTAACTTGATGCAACAAGCTCAAGGACAACAACAATTAGCACAATCACAAATGTCACCATACCAACAAGCATTACAAGCAAACATGTCAATGGCACAGGCTATACCACAGTTCCAAGCTCAACAGTTTGGTATCTTAAGTAGCTTCGGTGACCAACAACAGAAATATCAACAAGCTGGATTAGATGCGATTGCACAAAGAAATAAACTTGCGCAGTATGCACCATACGAACAAATGGGATTTGTAGGATCACAGCTTGCAGCACTGATGGGTGGATACCCAGGAGGTACAACAATCGGATCAACAACAGCACCAGGACCAACAGGCATGCAATCAACAATAGGAGCGATTGGAGCAGGTACAGGTATTTTACAAAACCTAGGTGGTATATTTGGATGGGGGCAACCAGGAGCATAATGGGATCATCAAAATCAGGAAGTTTAGATAAGTTTGCATCGTTTAGTCCGGCAGCGGCACTAGCATCAGGTAAAGTTAAATTACCAGAAACTAGTCTTATTGGTATGATGCAAGCTGATGCGGAAGATAATAAAGTTATGAAAGAAAATAATCTTGCTAATCAAATGGCATATCAAAATCAACAAGACGAACAACAAAAATATATGCAAATGATGCAACAACAAATGATGCCAGGCATGAACATGGGTGGTCAAGTAGACAGTATGAAATTTTTAAAACAACACTTACCTTATCAAGACGGTGGCCACGTAGCACTAAGAAGAAAAATGTTTAAGATGGGTGGCGATGTCAACACGCACGGCGTAGGTATTACATCTGGACTATCTTACAATCAAGGTGGACGTGTTGGTTATGGTGCTGGTGGTGAAATATTAAAACAAATATTAAAACAAGGATCAAAAATAAAGAACTATGTAACTGGTGGACGTAAATCAGCAGATGAAATTTTAAAACGTACAAAAGGCAAAGGGCTTACCGATGCTGAAAAATTAAGATTATTTGGTAAATCAGGCATATTTGGAACACAAGGTAGAGGTAGTCAATTACTAAGAGGTGCAAACGTGGTTGGGTACGGCTCTTTACCATTAGGTTTAGCATCACTTCCGTTTGATAGAATGAGTGCAGAAGAAAGAAAAACAGCATCTGATTTTGCAAAAGGATTTGATAGAGCAAGAGGTGTGGCAGAGTTTTTACCAACGCTTAGTGGACCAGGTGCTATTTTTGAAGGTGTAGGTACTTTGGCTGATACGTTGTATGAATCAACACAAGAAGATCCTGACTATGGAATTAGGACTCCTATTGAATTAATTAGAAAATACACAGGAATATCTGAGGGCCCTCCTGCTGAACCTGAAATGCCCGAAGGCTCTGGAGAAAATATTGGTGTTGATCCAAACGCATTTATGGAGGCAGCGGACCAAGCTCAAAAAGACGCGATGGAAGAACGTATACAAAAATACGCGTCGTATTTGTCAGGTGAAGAAGAAGAGCCTGATACAATGTTAGGTAAATTCTTTGCAGCTGAAGGATTAGGTGACGCATTAGTTGCTGGTGGTTCATCGTTGATGGAAGGTGAAGGTTATGGCGCAGCAGCTAGAGCATTCAACGAACCATTATCTGCAGCAAGAAGAGGAGAGACAGCAGAAGAGCGTGCGAATAGAGCAGCAGCAGCAAATTTAGTTCTTAGTGAAAACATGCAAATAGCTGCAGAAGATAGAGCATTAGCAAATGAGTTACTGGGAGCAGGTGATATTGATACAGCACAACAAACTGAGTTATATAAACTAGCACAGCGTGCTGGTGTTAGACAGTTAGTACCTACGGTTGACGACGGCACTGAAATAGATGTTGATAAATTATTAAGCAGAGCAGGTGTGTACGCAGACCCTAAAGGATTGAACCCTCAAGGCACGTTGCTTGTAGCAGTAAACAGTGAGGGTGGTGTCGAGTACACTAACGATCCGCAGGCGGCAAAAGAATACGCCGCGAGTTAGGGGGCGCTATGTTATTAAAACCATTAATTAAAGCTGTAGAAAAAAGTAAAAAAGAATTAATAAAATATAGAGATTCTCCTGCTGGAAAAAAAGAAATAAAAGCAATTGGGGAAAAAAACATTATGGGTTTAACACGAAGAACCCTTGATTATAGAAGAACTATTCTTAATCTTCCCCCTGCTGCAAGGTTTTCAGCCGTTAATGCTAGCAAAGTGGACAATTTAAGAAAAAGGTATTTAAAAAATCTTCGACTACTTGAATCAGCTAAAAAAGAATTTTCACAAAAAGATGGTAAAAAGGTATTGTTTTATGGTGGAGGTTTACTTTTTAAAAATAATAAAATAAAAAAACAATTTTATAAAGATGTTGACAAACAATTTAATTATCCAGCAGGCAAAGAACCAATTGAATTACAAACTGGTAACTTAGCTGAAAAATATGGATATACAATAGGACAAGATAGAGGTAAGTACAGGTTTGGTGTGCCTAAAACGGCGGCACCTTTTTATGAAGATATAATGACAGCAGCTAAACAAGACCTTATTAAAAATAATTCTAAAAAATATAACTATCTTACTCAAAAACAATTAAAAGAAAACATGGGTAGGGCTGTTTCTGTATCAGGTAATAGAAGAATAAAAAATGTTAAGGATTATTTAGATAAAGGCGTTGAGGGATCTGGTTTGTCTGCTCATAATTTAGATCTTATAAAATATGGGAAAAAAAATTCAGCGTTAGATTTAGGCCATGCTAATGTTAAAGGAAAATTAGATGATTTAAACATTGAAAAAAATTTAGATGATTTTATTTTTCAACCTCAATTTTTAAATAGAAAAATGGTAAGACCTGCTGAAAAAGTAAGAGATGATATAGCTAGATTACAAAAAGATACTTTAAAAGGTATTTTGAAACATTACACTAAAGATGGTAAAGTAATGTTTGGTAAAGGTTTTAAACCTGGTGTTAGTGATGCAGAAATTGAATCAGCTAGAAAATTAATACACAATTTAAACGATGATCTTGATATTATTAGAGTTGCTAGTAATGGACAAGTAAGAGGTGTTCAAATAGACCCTAGAACATTTGAACCTTTAGAATTAATGGCAGGGTCTCCACCTAGAGGTAGTTTAAGTGCAAGAACAGGCCTTGGTCCAATTGGAGTTAAAAGTTTAAAAAAAAGCGAAGTTGATGATATTGCAGCGAAAATGAGTGATTCTGTAAATGTTTTAGAAAATAGTTCTGCAAAATATTTACATGACATGAGAGGTTTTTTACGTAATCCAAAATACGCTGAAGTTTTAAAAAACTCAGAAGGTAGTTATAGTTACGAAGACATGGTTGCAGCTATGAAAAAACAAGGAATGTTTGATGATTTTGTAAAACAAACAAAGTCTACAGATTTTTCAGAACTTCCTGGTTTTGATTATAATATTGGAACTAAAACTTACCGACCATATAACAAAGGTGGTCGAGTTGGCATGGACGAAGGTGGTATGACTTTTGATGAGATGATACAAGATAACATGGAAAACTATGGTATGGAACTAAAAGATGCTATCGAGTTTACTGTTAAAGAAATGTATGGAGACAAAGCAATATACGGGCAAGGTGGTCGCGTAGGTATGAACGAAGGCGGACGTGTCAAGCTTGCAGTTGGTGGAATGTCAGACAAAAGAAAAAGATCACTAGAATCGTTAACTAAAAATAAAGTTGGCACATTAGAGTCTATGCTTGCAGGTGTAGGTTCAGGTTTAATTGATATACCAAAAGGTGCATTCACACTAGGTGCTGCACTATTAGATTTAGGTCTTGGTACGAGCAACGCAGCAAAAGTAGAAAGATACTTTGATGACCTAACTGGTTTAGACGAAAAAGCAGAAGCAACATTCATGGGTAACTTAACTAAGATCATGGTTAACCTTGGTGTGCCTGGTGGTATTGCTGCTAAGAAAGGTGCTGAGCTTACAACAAAAGCATTGCTAGCAAAAAAGAATGGTAACTATTTCAAACTAACAGACCCTAGACTACAAGAAAAATTTAAAACATCACTAAATGCAAAAGGTAGATTGTTTGCAACACTTGGTGCAGCAGGAGCCGCCGGTGTAGCTGATGCTGTTTTTGTAGGTGACCCAGAACACGTTGGTACAATCGGTGATTTATTTGGTGGACCAACACAACTATTAGAAAATGATGAGAACAGCGCAGCGCGTGAAGTTATCAATCGTTTAAAGTTCGGTGCTGACACATCACTATTAATGGGTGTTGTCGGTGGATCAGGTTCCGCAATCAAGTCAATAGTTAGAAGACGTAACGAATTAGAATCAAACAACGATGCAATCGACAAGTTTCTTGGTGCGTTCAGGCCACGTGGTATGACATCACAAGAGTTTTTTGATTTACAAAGAAAGAACATTGGAGCGCGGGCCGGGGATATTAACTATGCCTCTCAGGTGTCACGTAGTTTAGATAAACACATTGATGCCATATTTCCATACGCAAAAAATATATTTAATAAAGAAGGCAACAAAGGTCGTCGTGAGTTTATGGCGAAGTTAAACGACACATTGTTATCAGGTGGTATAGATTTTGACGATGCAACAAAGCAAGTTAGATTTGGTGAAATGAATGCAAAAAAAGTAGAAGAGATAACTTCTATGATGAGGGCTAAAGGTGGTAAAGCTGAAGACATACAGGGTGTACTAAATGCATTTGGTGACATACGTGGTGGATGGGGTCACATGTTTACACGTCTTGGTGGTGCTATGGATGATGCTGCTTTTACTGAATTTTCTACTTTGTTTGGTGATAAATTTAAAAATTATCTTGGCGCAACATACGATGTGTTTAGAAACAAATCATTAATACCCTTGTTTAATTACAAGCCGTCAACAGAAGCTATAGAAAAAGCTGTTAAAGTATTTAGACAAGCAGCGGATGATAAAGGCACGCCAATTACAAAAGAAGAAGCAGAGTATTTTGTAGATCATGTTGTAAAATCTGCACGAGCACCATCAGAAATTGCAACTAGAGCAGATAAAACAGCGGGTGTTTATTTTAACGTACCTGATTTTTTTGTTAACAATTCTACAATAGCTGACATAGAAAAAGTTGGTGTGGGTAGTAAAACTGTACCGTTAGATGCACTAACTGATTCTGTTAAACCTGTGTTTGATGAAGTGTTAGGTAAAATAAGCGACCCAATGCAAACTATCTTAACAGGTACAAACAAATTATCTTTAGTGTCAAGACGTAATGAGTTTTTTCAAACATTAAAAAATGAAAACGCATCTATTGCAGCGGCACGTAAAGCTTTTCAAGAAGACCCTGAGAATGCAGGTAAAATATTACCACCTGAACTTCGTGGTTTTTTTAGAGAAACAGAACTAGAGGCAATGAATGAGTTAGGCAAGAATGTAAAACAAATTGATATAGAAAGTAGTCGTTCTATTGAAGCAGGTATTACAAACCCGTTGCATGATTTATATGCAGAGAAGGGCGTAGCAGAAGCTATTGAAGAAGCTGGTATGTTGGCAAGAGACAATGGCACATTAAAACAACTGTATGATAACTTTGTATTGTATCCAAAAGCAACATCACAAATGGCAAAAACAATTTTAAGTCCTATCACACACGCACGTAACTTTATATCTGCAGGTGCATTTGCTACAGCAAATGGTTTAATACCAGGACTAACTGTTAGTATTGATGACAGTAGAACAGCATTTAAAGAAGCGTTTGGTATGCTACAAACAAATATACCTGGCACACGTCAAGCAAACGACAGATACCGTGATTTATTAAGACTAGGTGTTGTGAACAGTGGTGTTAAGCTAGGAGACTTACAGAAACTATTAAACGATGTAAACTTTGGTGAGTCTTTTACTGGAACACAACAATTAAAAGATCAAATGCGTAAACTGTCTAAGGTTAAAAAATGGACAGAAGATATGTACACAGCAGAAGATGACTTCTGGAAAATATCATCGTTTGCCATGGAGCGTGGGCGTCTTAAAAAAGTGTACGACAAATACAGTATGAAATACACAGATGATTTATTAGACAATGAAGCTGCTGAGATTGTTCGTAACAATATACCTAACTATGACATGGTTAGTAGCTTTGTTAAAAGTTTAAGACAGTTACCGTTTGGTAACTTCGTATCGTTCCCTGCAGAAATATACAGAACTAGTTTTAATATTATGGGTCGTATTATGAAAGAATTTAATACACCACACACGCTTGATGATGGACGTACAGTATATCCGTTTAGATCAATAGCTATGAAACGAGCTCTTGGTTTTGGTACAACTGTTGTAGGTGTACCATATGCAACGGTAGAGGGTATGAAAGCAATATACAATGTAACAGAAGATGAGATGCAAGCACTTAGACGTTTCGTACCTGAGTGGTCTAAGAACTCTACACTTGTACCGGTGCGTGGTGATGACGGAGATTTAAAATATATAGACTTCTCTCATGCTAACGCATACGACGCAATGATTAGACCGTGGACAACAATGTTTAATGGTTTGCAAAAAGGTATTGCAGAAGACGATATTAAAAAAGAATTACTTACGTCTATGATTGATGCAACAAAAGAAACTGCATCACCGTTTGTTAGTGAGTCTATTTGGACATCAGCTATTGCAGACATCTCACCTATCTTAGGTAGAAATGGTAGAACACAATCTGGTCGTAGACTATGGACAGATGAAACACCAATGGGTGACAAGTTTATGGAGTCAATAAAACATTTAGGTGCAACAGTTGTGCCTGGATCGTTGCCCGCGGTTATTAGAATGAAGCAAGCGGTAACAGAAGAAGTTGATGAGTATGGTAGAACGTACGAGTTTTTAGATGAGGCATTAGGTATTGCTGGTTTTAGAGCAGTGCAAGTTGATCCTGTTGCAGCTATGAAATTTAAGATTGCAGATTTTAGAACAGGATTAAATGATGCACGTCGTGAGTTTACAGGACCATTGTTAAAAGGTGGACCAGTTAGCGCAGAACAAATTGTAGATCAATACCTGGTAGCAAACCAAGCTATGCACAGAGTACAAAAAAGAATGTTTGATGATTACTATGCAGCAAGAACACTAGGAGCTAGCACTGAAAAATTAAACAAAACATTTGCAGACCGTGTGTCTGACACACAACTACGAGCTATAAGATCAGCACAATTTAAACCATTTGTACCATCAGAAAATATTGAACAGGCGTTCAGAGATAATGCTAGAGCTATAGGTGAGCCAGATAATTACAGGAGAGCTCGTGAGTTTATAAAAAATTTAGTAAGAAGATTTAACAGAGTCAGCCTAGTTGGAGACTTACCATTAATAGAAAATCCGTTTAGAACATCTTTAGGAACTAGGGTGTCTGAGCCATTCTCAGGACTTCCAACGCAACCATTACAGGATTTAGGTTTGACATCACCTACAATAGGAACTAATTTAAATCAAACAGCAGCGCGGGGGCAACAAGTGTTTGGCTCTACTGACACAATATTTGGGAGTTAATTATGGAAATGGAACCAGAAACAGAACGCGAACACATAATTTCAATACAAGGACATATAACCGGGGTGAAAAGAGATTTAAATAATTTAAAGGATGACGTACAACACGTGCACAAAGACGTAGAGAAATTGGGCGGTAAGATAGATAAAATCTATTGGGTTGTTTTGACTACGGTGGGGGCCGTTGGTTTAATTGTTATTGAAACATTGTTAGGAATGGTATAATGAACCTATCAAATAATTTTACACTAGCAGAGCTAGTTAAATCTCAAACAGCGGTGCGTAAAAACATTAACAATGAACCGGGGACCGCGGAGATTAACAATCTAATTCACCTAGCGGAGGCCATCCTACAACCAGTGC